TGATGCAGACAGATGTTAAAGGGGCAACGTGCGCGGCGAACGGCACTACCACAGCTTTTAACGGCCGTACGCGGCTGCGCGGTATTGCGATTAATGCGGGCACGGCTGCTGCTACAGTCGTTGTAAAAGACGGCTCTACTACTCTTTTTACCTTTACCGCTACTACCACGGGCCCGATGAATGTGATCATTCCGGGTGAAGGGGTGCTTTGCGAAACCAGCTTGGTTATTGTTTGTTCGGCTGGCGTATCTGCGGTGGCGTTCTATGGCTAAGACCCCGGCTTGGCAACGTAAGGAAGGTAAGAACCCCAAGGGCGGTCTTAATGCCAAGGGACGGGCCTCTTATAACGCTGCCAATCCCGGTAAGCCGGGGCTTAAACGCCCCCAACCAGAAGGCGGTTCCCGCCGGGATTCATTCTGTGCCCGGATGAAGGGGATGAAGAAGAAGCTCACGTCTTCCAAAACGGCGAACGATCCTAACTCGCGGATCAATAAAAGCCTGCGGGCGTGGAATTGCTGACATGGAACTCGCTATTTGGAACATGGTGCTGTCTATTGTTGCTGGTGGAACGGTTATGTGGGTCAAGTCTACGAACGAAGAACTGAAGCGTTTGAGCATCCTCATCAGCCGTACCCGTGAGGAGCACTCGGACAAGTTTGTTACCAAGCAGGACATGCATAACGATATCAACCGCGTACTTCAGCGTTTGGATCGGATGGACGAAAAACTAGACGCGTTCATGAAAGAACAACGAAGCGTAATCAACTAGGAGAATTTATGAGAGTGCTTGCCGTAGCAGGATTAGCTGTATTGACGGGATGTGCAACGTCCAAGGAATACACGTCGTACTTGGCCGCACACCAAGCCGCACATGAGTCGCGTGCTGCTGCCGATAAGGCCCGTTTTGAAGCAATTGCCGAGATTGCCAAGAATTCCCAAGATCCTGCTGCCCGGACGGCGGCTGTCATGGCCCTTGCCATGGTCAAGTCCGAGAACCAAGCTACTCCCCCGGCACCTCCGCAGAACGAGATGCTTCAGTGGGCAAGTATTTTGATGCCTGCTGTTACTAATCTTGGCTCCGGGTATTTTGGATACCGGCTTGGGGTGACGCAGAGCAACAATAACAAGGACACTACGATTGCAGCCCATAACTCTTATGCTGCGATTGCCACAGGCGGTTTGACCGCGCTTCAGAACACGGCGACGGCTGGCTTCAACTCCAACGCTTCGATTGCCGGGTTTATTCAAGCCCCGCAGCCCAACATCACTCTCAGCGGCACGGGCGTGATTGGCAACGGTTCGTACAGCAACACCACGAATACGACCACAACTACTACGACGAACACCAACAGCAACAACCGCACTTGCACTGGCGGGGTTGGTGGTAACGGCGCTACGGGCGGTAACGGCGCAGTGGGTGGCAGTGGTGGGACGGGTGGTGCTGGCACGACCACGGGTGGTGCTGGTGGTAACGGTGCTACGGGTGGCAACGGTGCTACTGGTGGCTCGGGTGCTGCTGGCGGTGGAGCAACCTGCTGATGCCTAGCAAGTCCCAAAAGCAGCATAACTTGATGGCTATGGTTGCCAATGACCCGAAAGCAGCCAAGCGTGTTGGTGTTCCCCAGTCGGTGGGTCAGGAGTTTATGAAGGCCGACAAGGGGCGCAAGTTTGGTTCGGGGGGTATGAGAAGCCGCCCGGATCTTCAGAAAGTAAACAGGCCGGATACGAAGCACGGCAAGATGGAATTATTTAAGGAGGGTGGAGAAATGAAGATGGAGAAGAAAGAACTTGCCTTTCTGAAAAAGAAAGGTGCCCCGAAGTCCATGGTCAAACACGAGGAGAAAGAAATGAAGGGCATGAAAAAAGGCGGCAAGGCGATGGGCAAGTTCCCGATGACCCCGATGGGCAAGGTCAAGACCGCTGCCCCGAGCCGTGATGGCGTTGCCGTCAAGGGCAAGACCAAGGGCAAGATGATCACCATGAAAAAGGGCGGTCGCGCCTGCTAGGAGTTGAACATGGCTGACATTCGGAAACCGACTCGGAAAGAGGAAGAAACTCTGGAACAGTCTCGTCGGATGTACCAGAAGGGTATCGAAGGGGAGAAGGACATCCTCTCCAAGATCTCCACGACGATGGCTAAGTCCGCTCGGGATGATATTCGCGCTGCAAAGAAGATGCGGGAGTCGGTTCCCGAAGCTGCTCGTGAGTACGAGGCGTATCAAGGCGCTGGGTACAAGAAGGGCGGAAAAGTAAAGAAAATGGCCTACGGGGGTCATCTGTTTGAGCGGATGAAAAAAGGCAGCTACATGGACAGCCTTGTGGCCCCGATGGATGATGAAGCTAGAAAACAGTTGGGGTACAAGAAAGGCGGCAAGGTTGGTTCCGCTTCCAAGCGTGCCGATGGCTGTGCCATGCGCGGTAAGACGAAGGGGAGGATTGTGTGATGGACGACAACATTAAAAAATTTATGCCGTTATTTGGTGGGGCAATTCCGTCTTTATATAATTTATATAAAGAGTACCGTGATGATAAACGTGCGGAAAGCGAAGAAGAGAAAAAACGCAAGCAAATGCAAGAGGCTGGCATGGCTTCCATGGGTGCTCCCGGCATGAAAAAAGGCGGAAAAGTTAAAGCCAAGGCTTCTTCCGCTTCCAAGCGTGCAGACGGTATCGCCAAGAAGGGTAAGACTAGGGGTAGGTTCGTATGATGGCTTCTCGCGGGATGGGTGATATCAGCCCGTCCAAAATGCCCGGTGCCAAGAAAAAGGCCCGTAGGGACAATACCGACTTCACGCAGTACAAGGAGGGCGGCAAGGTTTCCAAGGTCAATCAGGCTGGTGTCTACACCAAGCCGGGCATGCGGAAGTCTTTGTTTGAATCAATCAAGTCTCGCGCTGTGCAGGGCACCAAGGCGGGTCAGTGGTCCGCGAGGAAGGCCCAGTTGCTGGCAAAGCAGTACAAAGCAAAAGGCGGCGGGTATCGTGGCTAAGAACCCGCAACAGTCCCTCAAGAACTGGACTGCCCAAAAATGGAGGACTAAAAGTGGTAAACGATCTTCTGACACGGGTGAAAGATATCTTCCAGAAGCTGCGATTAAAAGTCTCAGCGCTTCTGAATACGCTGCGACAACGCGTGCGAAACGTGCTGGCAAAGCTAAAGGGAAGCAATTCGTAGCACAGCCCAAGGGCATAGCAAAGAAGACAGCGAGGTTTAGGTAATGACCACCACCGGCACCTCAGTTTTCAACCTAGATGTTAATGACATCGTGGAAGAGGCGTTCGAGCGCTGCGGCCAAGAACTGCGCACGGGCTATGATTTCCGTACGGCGCGGCGCAGCCTCAATTTGCTTGCGATTGAGTGGGCAAACCGGGGTATCAACCTGTGGACGATTGAGCAGGGGCAGATCCCGCTGTACCCCAACCAGTCTATTTACGCGCTTCCTGTTGACACCATTGACCTGCTCGATCAGGTCACGCGCACGGGCGTGGGGCAAAACCAGACTGACATCAACATCAACCGGATCAGCGAGTCCACGTACTCCACGATTCCCAACAAGAACGCTTCCGGGCGTCCGATTCAGGTTTGGATCAACCGTCAGTCCGGGCAGTCAAACGCCACTACGGCAACGCTGACTTCCAACATTGACAGCACGATTACGACGATTCCCATTACGGGGATCGGGCAGCTTCCGTCCGCTGGGTTCATCAAGATCGACAACGAGACGATTGCTTATTCGGCTATTAACGGCACCGATCTGGTGTATTGCGGGCGCGGTGCGCATGGTACGACGGCTACCTCCCACAGTGCTGGGGCGACGATAACGCTTCAAAACCTGCCAAACATCAACATCTGGCCGATGCCGGATCAGGGTTCGGTGGGCAATCCGTATTACACGTTTGTGTACTGGCGCATGCGGCGCGTTCAAGATACGGGTACTGGGGTGAAGGATCAGGACATTCCGTTCCGGTTCCTTGAGTGCATGATTGCGGGGTTGGCGTATAAGTTGTCTGCCAAGCTGCCGAACGTGGACCCCGGACGTATTCCGATGTTGCAGGCTGAGTACGAGAAACAATGGTTGCTTGCGTCTGAAGAAGACCGCGAGAAGGCTGCTAACCGTTACGTACCACGTGTGTTGTTTTATAGCTGATCATGGCTGGTCCTAAGTTTGCTTCTGGCAAGTACGCTATCGCGGAGTGTGACCGCTGCGGGCAGAGGTACAAGCTGAAGGAACTAAAGAAGCTGACGATCAAGACGAAGCTGGTTAGCATCAAAGTTTGCCCGGAGTGCTGGGAACCCGATCAACCGCAGTTGCAGCTTGGTATGTACCCGGTGTATGACCCGCAAGCGTTGCGGGAGCCGCGTCCAGATGTGAGCTACCAGCAGTCTGGTCTGAACGGGTTGCAGGTGCTGGACACGGTGGGTATCGCAGAGAATCAAACCGGTACGCCGGAAGGTGGTAGCCGGGTGTTTCAGTGGGGTTGGGGTCCGGTGGGTGGGGCGAGGGAGTTTGACTCCGCATTGACGCCTAACTACCTGATCCTGCAAGCCCAGATCGGTAACGTAACAGTTAGTACAACTTGAAGGAGTAAGACATGGATGCCAAGAAAGCCGTGCACAAGCACGAAAAGGCGATGCACCCCGGCAAGCCGCTGACCAAGCTGCGTAAGGGTGGCAAGACTAACGCTGACATGAAGAAGCTGGGCCGTGGTCTGGCAAAGGTTGCCAACCAGAAGATCTCTTCGTTCACCTACAAGAAGTCTGGCCGGAGCAAGTAATCATGGCTAAATTCAGCAAGAAGGTTGGCGGCAAGGAAGTTGGTGCTGCCGAAGTGTATGCCAAGCCGCACACAATGGAAGGTGGCAAGGTAGATATTTGCAACGGCTACCAAGCCGAGCCTACCAAAGCCAACTCCGTCAACATGTCGGTTGGCAACATTGATCGTGAAGGATACAGCCCGGAAGCTAAAACGACCGGGATCAAGATCCGTGGTACCGGTGCCGCTACCAAGGGCACTATGGCTCGTGGCCCGATGGCGTAAAAAACCCGGAACTGACGAATGAACTACACCGAACTTTTTGATTCAATTCAGTCGTATACGGAAAACAACTTTCCGGCTTTCGACCTTTCTGATGGGTCGCAGGACACCACGACCGAACAAATCAACCGGTTTATTCGTCAGGCCGAACAGCGCATCTATAACACGGTGCAGTTCCCGTCTTTGCGTAAAAACATGGTTGGCACTACGACAACCAACAACAAGTACGTTGCTGCACCGAATGATTTTCTGGCGGCGTACTCGTTTGCTGTTGTTACCGACGTGACGGGTGGTGATATTGATACCGGCACCTATGAGTACCTGTTGAACAAGGATGTGAACTTCATCCGCCAGTCGTTCCCGACCCCCGACGATACTGGTGTTCCCCGGTACTATGCGCTGTTCGGCCCCGCAATTAGTGGTTCTACGATTACCAACGAACTGACTTTCCTTCTCGGGCCGACGCCAAACGGTAACTACAAGTTGGAGCTTCATTATTACTATTACCCCGAGTCCATCGTGACGGCGGGGTCTTCTTGGCTGGGTGATAACTTTGATTCGGTGCTGCTCTACGGGTCACTTGTTGAGGCGTACACCTACATGAAAGGCGAGCAAGATGTTATGGCGTTCTATGACGCCAAATACAAAGAAGCATTGGGGCTTGCGAAGCGCCTTGGTGACGGCATGGAGCGCGGAGATGCGTACCGTGACGGGCAGGTAAAGATTAAAGTGACTTGATATGGCACTGTTCCAAACAGCCACTACCAGCTTCAAAGTCGAGCTTCTTCAGGCGGTGCACAACTTTGGCCCGACTGGGGCAGACACGTTCAAGATTGCCTTGTATACGGGTAATGCCGCGCTTGGTCCGAGCACTACTGCATATACGACGGATAACGAGGTGACTGGCACGGGGTATACGGCTGGGGGCA